CTTTACATACTTACCTTTTTTAAGTTTTTCTTTTCTGATTAGTTCATCAACCTTAACATCAATAGCCTTTTGTAATTCTTCTTCGTTATACTTTGGTTTTTCAATGTATCCTGATGTTTCTCCATCAAAAGATGTTTGTTCTTGTACGAAAGGTTCTTCTACTTCATTTAAATCAGATTTAAATCTTGGAGATATTTGTTTTCCTTTTATTGGCTTAGAACCAAATGGTTCTTCTTTTTTCTTTTTAGGTTTTAATTCTTTCTTATCAGTTTTAGACACAAGAATATTACCCTTAGAATCTCTTCTAATTGCCTTTGAACCTTTTTGTGTAAGTTCGTTTATTCTAAATCTATCTGATAACGCCATTTTATAATTCCACAGTAAAAGTTAAATCTCTATCTTCAAAATATTCAATCACACCATCCCTATCTATTTTTATTTCAATATAATAATCTCTATTGATTTCCCAATTTTTTAGATTTAATTTAAAATAATTACCATTTGAATCACAACTAACTTTTGTGTAATCACTAAATGGAACTACTACTTCGTGTGTAATTATATCTTTAATTTGATAATATGTTGTAGATGGCAAATAATATAAATCAGTATATGCATAAGTGTTGCTATATGTTTTAAGAGGATATTTTTCCCTTCCAAAAACTCTAATTTCAGGACTACTTCCTCTTCTATATCTAGTTTTTAATCTTTTGAATGTTACATGAATATCATCCGATGTAAGTGCAGTTAGAGAACCTGTATTAAAAACAGAATCATCCCAACCTATTCTTACCTTTGGTTGATAGATAGTATTTGTTTCTTTACTAAAGAATTTTAGTTGACCATAATCTACTGTATCATTTTCTAATGATGAATCGTGTTTTAGTATGAATCCTTCGTTTCCAAGTGTACCATTAATCCAATTATTAAAGGGTACTGTTACATCCATTTCAATATCAGCAGTTTCATAACTATATGATTGAGATGCAAATGAACCAGTAAACCACATTCCTCCTTTACCATTAAATGAACCAGAACTTTCTAAAGATGCCGAACCATTTAACCAACTAACTGAAGTTTTTCTTGTTTCCCAAGTACACCCATCTGTTGATATATCATCGAATCTTGTACCGATTCCCATATCCCACGATTGAGAAACTGGATATGCATATATCGTATAATCAGTTCCAATTTCATTTACATCACATTGTGTAATAATCATTTCTGCCAAACTCATTGTAACTTCTCCACTAGCAATAGATTGTGAAAGTGGTGTTGTTTCAAACTTGATTAATGAACGAGCAACATCTTTAAGATTACCATAGTAAACTTTAGATACCTCGAGTATCTCATCAAAACCAGTATTTTGTTTTGGTTGTTGTAAATATATACTTGCATCCTTTGATGCGGTTACGAAATAATACATTATACTACTCTCCCTCTTATATCTTTATTAGGAAATTTAACTTCAAATATTGAAGGGTCTAAAGATGGATAAACCATTTTACCTTTAGTTGCTTCACTTATATTATATGAGTTTGAAGAATAGTTTCCTAAACATTTGTTAATGATTTCACATTTTGGTACTGATTGAACTCCCTCAACACCTGCGATTAATAATTCAACTTCAGAAATATTAATTGGCATATTAAATGTCCAATTATCTGTGTTAAAATAATTTTTAAGTTCTGATGTTACTCGTGTTAATACTTGTCTTTTATTATATCCTCCATATATTCTTATCTCAAAATCAACTCCAACATTTATAATAAATCCATTTATAATATTAATACCATCTGTAAGTAATCTATATTCACTTAAATATGTTTTTAGATTTTCTTTTACTGCTCTGTTTAGTGTAGTTAAGTTTTTATTTGAATTATATCCAAGTATATATAAATTAATTGCAAATGGATTATTCTTTTCACTAACTGCAGATTTTTTGTTTGCAAGAAACTTAGTTACTTCATTTTTAACTGCTTGTTCTGTTAAATCTTTATCTCTTAAACTTTGAACTAAACTTGTAAATTCTTCTAAAGAATCTTCACTTGATAAAATAGAAGCAGGTGAATTGTTATCTAACTCACCATCTGGTGCACAATATGCTTTTGCAACTCCACCAAATTTAGGAGGTAATGATAATGCTCTTACTTGATAATCTTTTCTTGTTACCGCTCTATTCTGAGAACCGAAGTTTGCTAATGCATTTTCTCTAATCTCTTCAATCGTATCTGCACCTTTACCACCAGTTGCTGGTTCTTCGTTATCACACGCTACTGAATTTTGAACTTCTCTATATGCTGATTGTTCAGCAGTTGTAAAGAATGATGTATCTTCATCAAACTCTATATTATCTATTCTAGTAATAGTTCCTGATTGAACATTTGATGTGACACCCCCACCTACTAAGTAACTTACTGTTAGTGTTGTGTTAGATGGTGCTTGTCCATATGATTTTGTTTTTAAGAAATTAGATGGGTCAAATGATGCACCCAATCTATCTATTGAGTTGTTTAATCCTAATCCTACATTTTTAAAATTAGGAATTAATGTTTCATCATTGGTTTGACTTCCTCCACCAAATACAACAGTTGTTGTATTATCTTCATTTATTCTTGTAGTAAATCTTCTTGAAGTTTTAATTACTTTGAGAATATTAGGAACTGAATCTTTAAATTGTAATAAATCTTTATCAGTTTGTTCTGATGTTGCATAATCAACATAAACCATTTCTTGTGCAAGATAAGGAACTTTGTACCATCTGTTACCATTTGAATCTCTTACATCGTAAATATCAATTATGTTATCTTCTGCTAAATCTATTTTTGAAAACTGTTGTGGTGTTCCAAATGATATTTCTACTGTTCTTAATTCAGCTGATATTACATTTACGAATTTCTTTACAAGATATTTTGTTGGTTGATTTAAACCATCAGTTTCATATACTGTTATTTCTCTATCATCTTCTACATTGAAATCTACTAACTCAGTAGTTCTGAATGATGTTCCTTCAGTGCTTTCTACTACCATTCCTTCTTTAATTCTTAAGTAGTATTTTGAATCAGGTCTTATTGTATCTCCATTACCAATTTTTGGTACTAATTGATAAACTGCTAATTTAGTGATTGCAGGTGAAGTTACTTTTGGTTTATATCCTAAATATTCTGATAATGCTAATACATTTTTCTTATCTTCAGCATATAACATAAATGATTCTTTTAACGAATCATCTACATAATAAGATAAAACATCTCCAACATAAGATGCCATCTCAATGAACATCATACCAGGAGAAGATTCATTAAAATCAGTATATGTTTTAGGGAAATATGTTTTTGCATACTCAATTAGATTTTCTCTGAATTGAGAAAAATCTTTATTAAGATATTTTATATCTCTACCTTGATTACTTTTTCTTGTTACACTATTTAATGCCATATCTTATTTATCCCCTAACTGTAAATGTTATTTCTTGTAAATCTATTTGATTACCTACTGTAAATTGTACTGAAACTTCTGCTCTATTATTATCTTTCATCTCATCAGTCATTTTTACATCAATCTCATCTATATTAATGTATGGTAACCAAAACTTAACACTACTTGTAATTACGTTTTCTATGTTTTCAGCCAATAAATCAGTATTCTGTTCAAATAATAATGATTTTAAACCAGTACCAAAATTTGGTTGTAATATTCTTTCTCCCTTTGAAGTTAATAACAAATTCTTTAAATTTGCTTTTGCTTGTTCAAAGGATGAAAATGCTTGTCTAAACATTCCTGTTTCACCTCGTTGTACAGGTAAAGTAATACCATATGCAAAGTCGTTAAACTCTTCAGTATCTTTTACTACTTTTTTATCAAGAATATAAGCCATTTATTACTCCCTATCTTTTAAACTTTTTTACCAGTTCAGAATTATCTCTATTTAATATTTTATCAAGACCAGCCAATCCTGTCTTAACTCCAAGACCAGTTTTACTTGGTTGTTGTTTTAATGGAGCATATCCCATTTGTGCTGCCATCTGAGCTTTCACTCCTGCTATTCCCGCACCCGCTCCTTGAGATGTAAGTGATAATGTTTTATCCATACTCTCATTTACAGGTTCTTGAAATTTATCTAATACCGATGCTCCACCACCTGGTGTTGAACTTCTCTGTTCTTTAGAGAAGGGTGTTGTCATATTTAAAACCTCGTTTATAGATTTGTTTTTAGAATATGTTTTCTTTTGTGTTGCTCGTTCTTGTTCTAACGCAAGTTCTACTTGTTGAAAAGGGTCTATGCCTTCACTAACGACTTGCGTAGAGGGAGGAGCAACACCCCCCTTCACCTCTTTTAATCTTTTATTTACTTCCTCTGCCAATATCTTTGGAAAAGTTTTCG